CGCATCGACTACTTCGTTGACGAGGAACAGGAACTTAACGAGTACCTGATCGAGCGCGGTCTTCTGGTCGAGCCAATGGTTATCCCGACATTCGTGCGTGTGATGAACCCTGCGGACTTCCGCACCAGAACAATCTACCAGCCGAACCAAGCTGGCATCCCATCGCCAATGGCTAAGATATTCATCGACCATGGCGACATGATGCAAATCTTCAGACCGACTGCTCTGGACAGCTTTTCTCGTGATGCGTCTTCACGTCGATTAGACGGCGAGGAAATGTATCAGCGTATCGTTCAACTCTACACCGACAGTGGCTTCAGCAAGGAAGAAGGTCAGCGCATGCTGAACGAAGTCCTTGACGACAATGGCTATGACGGCATTCGCTCTACACACCGCAACAGCCTTGGCATTCAGGGTACAGAGCAGATGCCGAACGGCGACTTCTACGAAGCGTCGATGACTGAGTATGAAGCTCTGACTGTGTTCGACACATCCAACGTCAAGCATGTGGATGCCGACGAGTTTGACGATTTCGACGACCGTCTATTCTACCGTGCCTCTGAGGCTATGCCTCGCGGCACTGCTGGCTCTGTCACTGAAGCGATTATGAACCGCGCCATCGACAAGACATCTGACATCAACCCTGCCTCTCTTGGCGAGGTAATGGAAGGTGACGGCGTGAGTTCGCCAATGACATCGGCAATCATGTCGATGATCCGAGGTCGCAAGCTAGACGTCAAAGAAGAACAAGCGATGCGCAAGACGTCACCGTTCTGGTGGTTACAGTCGCAGTCAACTCGCATGTCTGATCTTGGCGCAAACTGGGTGGCGAAGTGGTATAAAAACAACTTCCCATCCTTGCATCAGAAGTTTGCATCTAAATACTTCCCGATCCACCACCAGCTTCGTGCGCTGCCAGACGCTGACGGCAAGGTCCGCGCATGGGCGCGTGCTGCATCTGGCAACGTCGGGCAGCAACAACCGAAGTCATACCAGCGTATCGTGAAGGCGCTGCGTCGTGGCTACGACAAAGACGGAAACGAAACCCGTTACGTCAAAAACCTCAACGAGCAGGAGCGTAAGGTCTGGAACCAAATCCGTAACGCACTGTCTGCCGAGCGCGATGAGATGATCGCCAAAGGTATGTACGTCGGAGACCGTGGCCCGAACTACCTGCCACAAGTTTGGAACAAGGAGAAAATTCGTGACAACAAGCAAGAGTTTCTTGCCTCAATGGCTGACTACTTCCGCATGGAAAAAACGGCGCATGGTGTTCTCGATTATACTGACGAACAGGCTGCTGATTTTGCGAATGGATTGTTTGAGACTTTGGCTGAAGATGGGGCAGATGGCGTCTTCATTCCGATCCAAGGTGGCTCGCGCAATCCGAAGTTTGACAACGTAGACTTCAGCCGTGTCATCGAACTAGAGAAGTATCCTGCCGCAATGGACAGCCTAGAGAAGTTCCTTGAGGACGATCTCGAAGCATTGCTGGTTAAATACTTCGAAGGTTCATCGCGTCGCATCAACCATGCGGAGCAAATGGGCATCAATAGCCACGCGTTCTACGACTACATTCTGGCCGCAGATGCAGGTCGAGAAGGGATCATCCGCCTGCTGACAACAGCGAAGGACTTCCGCAAGGACATCCGAGCAATCAGCGAGACAGGATACCCAGAATACGCGCAGCTATCAGACGTCGTTCGTATGCCATTCGAAGGCAAAGACGCAGACGCTGGACGCTTCGTCGACGACTTGATGCGCACCCATGCCGAGCAAGGTGAAGGTGCGGCACGCAAGATGCTCGAAACAGTTGCGCCTCGTGACCCAGACGGCAACATCGCTCTGGCTTACAAGCGCCGCTCAGACGCAATCATCGGCGCACTGACTGACTTCAAAGGTCAGAAGGTAAACTGGAAGCCAAGCGACTTTGAGTTCATGGAGAACTCGATGCGCGTCGCAATGAAGAAGCCTCAGACAGGCACTGGCTCTCGCGGCATGATGAACTTCAGCCGCGCAATGCGCAGCTTCAACAGCGTCACTCTACTTGGCTTCACAACTCTGACGTCTTTGGGTGACTTGGTGCTACCAATCATCCGCTCTGGCTCATTCTCTGACTGGGCGAAGGGCGTACACAAGTGGAAGTCTGACCCAGAATACGCGCAGTTCATTCACGATACTGGCGTCGCAATGGAGAACATCGTCCACGAGCGCATGGTTCACATGTATGGTGCGGTCGATGGAAAGCTGACCAACGCATTCTTCAACGCAACAATGCTAACGCCTTGGACTGACATGAACCGTCAGATCGCAGGTGCTACTGGCTACGAAGCGATGAAGACCATGCAGCGTAAGGCTCGCAAGCATTACAAAGACGGGCTTCCAATCGGCGAGCAGCCTGTTCAGTACAAGACAGCAGCACGCTTCTTGAATGGCTATGGACTGGGCGATTACTTGCCGAGCGGTGTGAAGAAAGACATCAGTCTTGGCGACCGCAAGTTGATGGCTGGCGATCCTGCACTTGGTCAGGCGATGATTAAGTTCGCAGACGAAGCGATCTTCCAGCCGAACCCGAACGACATCCCACTCTGGGCGCAAACGCCTTGGGGTTCGATGCTGTTCCAACTGAAGTCATTCCCACTAATGATGACGCGTCTTGGCGGACACGTCGTGGATGAAGCCATGAAGGGCAACGTAAAGCCTCTGGCATACTTCGCAACACTTGGCCCTGCATTCGGTATGGGTGCGCTGGCTGCGAAAGACATCATCCAGATGCGTGGTGGCGACGACGAGCGTAGTCCAGAGCTACGGCGCCGCAACATCCTGAAGGTTCTTGGCTACGACGAGAAGGTCCACGGCAACGAGCAAGACTTCCTTGGCTGGTATGTCGAAGGGATGATGATGATGGGTGGCCTCGGTCTTATCGGGGACGTCATGCACAGCGCAGTCACTCAGGTGGACAACGGTGCATACGGTAAAATCCGCATCGCCTCCACAGTAGCGGGTCCATCATTCGGTGCGTTTATGTCAGCGGTCGATGTGGCTGCTGGCGGCAAAGACGCAGTGATTGGTGGCGACAACAGCAACGCAAAAGAACGGTCAGCCGTCCGAGAGATGGCCACACGCATTCCTGTCGTTGGCGGCATCAGAGCCGCACGCGAAGGAATTGTCGATACTCTGGCAGGTGAGCCAGACAGCGGCAGACGCAAGCGCAACCCATGGCAATCAAGCTGGAGTAGCGGTTGGGAATAAGGAGCAAAGGAGCAACTGATGCTACAAGCACTCATCGGTCCTGTAACTGGCTTGTTGGACAAGTTCATTGAGGACAAAGACCAAAGGGCGCAACTCGCCCACGAAATAGCAACCATGGCGGAGCGTCACGCGCACGAAGCCGCCATGGCTCAGATCGACGTAAACAAACAAGAAGCTCAACACCGATCCGTCTGGGTCGCTGGTTGGCGACCTGCATGCGGATGGCTTTGCGCTGCCGCAATGGGCGCACACTTCGTGATCTTCCCGACAATCGCCGTCGTAGCGACGGCGTTCGGACAGACGGTCGACTTCCCAGAGTTTGACATGAACAGCTTGATGACCGTCTTGCTTGGCATGCTGGGTCTTGGCGGTCTTCGCAGCTTCGAGAAAAGCAAGGGGGTTGCGAAGTAATGCCTGACTTTGGCGACATCAAGAACATAATTGCTGCGGTGGGTGCGCTCATCGCTGCAATATCTGGTGGAGCTACATTGTCTGGCAAGTTCGGGTGGGATTGGTTCGACCGTCCTGTACTCGAATGGCACCCAGAGCAGTTCAACGTCTTCGATGGCTGGATCGACGAAGGTTTCAAGGTCGTCGTCGCACGGCAAAAGCTACGCGACGATTGTGAAGTCACTGGCTTCCGCGTGGAACTTCGCGACAGCGAGTATATCGTACACCCACTGACCCCATCAGTAGCGAAGTTTAGTGGGCCAGCAAGCGAGAACGTCGACCTATTTGGATACCGCGTCTACCTCCCTGAGATGCACGCAGAAAAGGTGGCGATTGGAGAGGCAACTCTTCTTGGCCAGATTAAGTACGCATGCCCAGAAGGCGAGCAAATCGTGACCTATCCATCTCACCCAAATCTCACATTCAATATACTAGGAGTAAGCAGCGATGAGACACATTGATGAGATCGTAATTCACTGCACAGCCACAAACCCAAGCTGGTATGCAGACAAGAGTGCGCAAGATGTTGCGCAAGAAATCCGCAGATGGCACACGCAAGAACGTAAATGGAGCGACATTGGCTACCATTTTATCGTACATCGTAATGGGGAGGTCGCAACTGGTCGCCCTGTCTCGCGTTCAGGTGCGCACGTCGCAGGACATAACAAAAATACGATTGGCGTTAGCTTGGTCGGTGGTCGTGGCGGCTGCTCAGACGACAGCTTCCTCGACAACTTCACGGAAGAGCAGGAGAAAGCACTGCGTGAACTGATCGAAGACCTAAAGAAAGACCACAAGACCATCACAAAGGTGACAGGCCACAACGACTATGCGTCAAAGGCTTGCCCCTGTTTTGATGTCGATGAGTGGTACTAGCGTTTCTTTAATATTTCATCGAGGCGGGACTGACGTTCTGCCTCGTTACTTACGAACTCACCACCGAGGGCGCTGTATCCACATTTGTCGATCCAACTATCCTCATGGCCCAGAGAGTTCAAAAGTCTTGACGTCTTCATCCAGTCAAGCATCAGAGCAACGTGCTGTGCTGTGAGGTATCCGTGAGACGTAAGCGCAGATTTAAGGATAATGTTCCACCCTTCCGCAATGCGCTCGAAGTTTTCATGTGCGTCGCCATAGTCTTGAGCGCGTTGGCCATTGATATACTCGTTCGCCTTCTCTAGGATTTCATCCCTCTTCATCGTCACGCACCTCGTAGTCGACAAGCCATTTGAACCGCATCTTCAGCGCATCAATGTCCGCCTCGACAAGACGCACATCATGCTTCCTGTTTGAAATATCTGCACGCACCCGCTTACGTTTGTCTCGCGCCTTTGCAATCTCGTCCGAATTGCGAGGTCTTGCGTCTTGCAGTTCCTCGATCCGCTCGGAGATGCTGGTCACTTCGTCTTCCATATCGTTGACGTGCTTCAGAATACTAGATCGTTTCTGTGATAGCTTCGTAAATTCTTCCAAAATATCCGTAAACTTCATGCGGTTATTCCTTCGGCAATGGCTCGTATGTTTCATAGTCTGCACAAGGGCCATTGGCTTCTTTGTCATGCTTGTCGCAATGCCACGCTCCACTAGGATGGGCTGAAGAAAAGCGGCATGTTCCGCATCGTACTGGAATGTCCATGCCTTCCCAACATACGCCACGCTTGAAGCATCCGCGACATCTCCAATCAGTCCCGTCGTCGCTGATCTTTCTGGCTTTTCCAAGGACAACACGTTCGATGCGTTCCTTGATGTGTGCAAATTCAAATTCGTCATAGTCTACTAGCTCCGCATGGTATTCGCAGTTGTTCTTATTGATGGCGATGAACAAGGTCTGCGTCATATCGGACATGCCCATCATCATTTGGACCTGCCCGAAATACTGTGGGTGAGATGACTTCACCCCATTTTTCTTAAACTTATTGAAGCTCGCATCGTTCATGGATTTAATTTCCAAGACGCGCACGATGCCATCGTCAAGCTCGACGTGGCCATCCATATGACAGACGATGTGTCCGCCCCATGCTTCGTATGTATGCTGTCTGTTTGTTAAGCCGTC